AAGATACTAATCCTACCCCCAGTCGAACAATACCTCATCTCAAAAGAGAAACGATTATTTAAAGGGTTTTCAGAATATAACGATATTACTAGATTTGTATTTGACCTTGAGACGACCGCGTTAGAACCGAAAGATGGTCGTATATTTATGATTGGGATTAAAACAAACAAAGGATATCAAAAAGTAATTGAGTGTTCAACCGAAGATGAAGAAAGAACTGGATTGGTTGAGTTCTTCAGAATAATCGATGAAATAAAACCTAGTATTATTGGTGGTTACAATTCCGCGAACTTTGACTGGTTTTGGATTTTTGAGAGATGTAAGGCACTCAATATCGATATTAAAAGAATATGTAAAACACTTCACCCAAATCAAACAATTAAAGAAAGAGAAAATCTATTAAAGTTGGCCAATGAGGTTGAACGTTATAATCAAGTTAATATGTGGGGTTATAATGTTATTGATATTATTCATTCAGTACGTAGAGCTCAGGCGATTAATTCGAGTATCAAATCCGCTGGTTTGAAATACATAACCAAATATATTGATGCTGAAGCTAAAGACCGTGTTTATATTGACCATTTAGATATTGGCCCATTCTATGCTAAAAAAGAAGAATATTGGTTAAACATCGAGAATGGTAACTATAAGAAAGTGGGGGTTGATGAAAAGATTGATAATATTTGTTCAAAATATCCTAAAGTTTATATTAAAACAACTGGTGATGATTTAGTTGAACGTTATCTTGACGATGACTTAGAAGAAACCTTATTAGTCGATGACCAGTTTAATCAAGGTACATTTCTATTAGCTTCGTTAGTACCAACAACATATGAAAGAGTATCTACTATGGGTACCGCAACACTCTGGAAAATGATTATGTTGGCTTGGTCATATAAAAACAATTTAGCTATTCCCGAAAAACAAGATAAGGGTGCGTTTGTTGGTGGTTTATCTAGGTTATTAAAAACTGGTTATTCTAGAGATGTACTAAAACTTGACTACTCATCCCTATACCCATCAATTCAATTAGTACATGATGTATTCCCTGATTGTGATGTACTTGGGGCGATGGAGGGGTTATTAGCTTATTTCAGAAACACACGTATCAAATATAAAAATTTGGCCAAAGAATGGGAATCTAAAGATAAGAAAGTATCACTTAACTACGATAGAAAACAATTACCAATTAAAATATTCATTAACTCATTATTTGGTGCGTTATCAGCCCCACAAGTATTTGCTTGGGGTGATATGAATAAAGGTGAACAGATTACTTGTACTGGTAGACAATATTTAAGACAGATGTTACGTTTCTTTATGAAAAGGGGATATACACCTTTGGTATGTGATACTGATGGTATGAACTTCTCATTACCACCTGAAGGTGTTGATAATAGAAGATACATTGGTAAAGGTTTAAATTGGTTAGTTAAAGAGGGTAAAGAATATGTTGGTTATGACGCTGATGTTGCCGAATTTAATGACTTATTTATGAGAGGTGCGATGGGTCTTGATTGTGATGGTACTTGGAAATCTTGTATCAACTTAGCTAGAAAGAACTACGCAACAATGGAACATAAAGGTAAAATTAAATTAACCGGGAATACCATTAAATCTAAAAAGTTACCAATATATATTGAGGAGTATTTAGATGTTGCAATTAAATTATTACTTGAGGGTGATGGAAAAGGATTTGTTGAGTGGTATTATGAATACCTAACCAAAATATTCAACCAAGAAATCCCATTAATGAAAATTGCTCAACGTGCCAAGGTTAAACTATCAATTGATGATTATCAAAAGAGATGTAGTCAAAAAACAAAATCTGGGGCGACATTATCAAGAATGGCTCATATGGAATTAGTTATAAAAGAAAAACTTAATGTTAATCTTGGTGACATTATCTATTATGTTAATAATGGTAAAAAAGCATCAAATGGAGATGTTCAAAAGGTTAATAAACCAAAAAAAGGGTGGACACAAGAACTAATTGACTCATTTATGAACCAATATGGTGTTATTCCCTCTGATTCAGTAGAGTCAATGATTCAACTTAATTCATATAGATTAGACCCAGCTGACATCGAGAATAATCCTAATATGACTGGGGAGTATAATGTACCAAGGGCGATTGTTACATTTAATAAAAGAATTGAACCTTTACTAATTGTATTTAAGGAAGATGTTAGAGAAAATTTATTAGTAACTGACCCCGATGATAGAGGTTTCTTCACAACAGAACAATGTGAATTAATTAATGGTGTTCCATTTAAAACTGAAGACCAAGATACGATTGAGGATTTATTAACAATTACTGATGAAGAGTTAAAATTTTGGGGTAAGGTAGGGATTGACCCTAACTATATTTACGATTTAGCAGATGAGGGTTGGGAGAGTTTTGTTTAATCTCCCAACTTTAATCCATCACTAGATAATATATACCATCCACCAGACATAAAGTATAATTCAACACAAGCACCTTTATCTATAAAAATTTCATCATATTCATCATCAATCTTACCCATAAAAGGTATTATAACTACTTTTGTTAATGTTTTAATTTTAATACTAAATGTGTTTGTAGAATCTAATATTATTTTACAAGTATCCACATCTTTAATTAATAGAATCGATTCACCTCTAGTTCTATATTCTGGGATATCAATAACTTTTATCATATCATTATTATTTATAGGGGTAATAGGTGGATTATTATTAACACTAAGATAATGTTTTCCACCTATAAATTTTTTATTTCTTTGATTAAATAACATATATTTGTCTTGGCATTGCTCTGAATTTTAATTGTTTATTCAGATTTTCGGCCAACATAGCTTCACGTTCCATAACTTTTTCAGGTTTTAAACGTGTTAATCTACCTTCAGCACCAATTAGTTCTTCAATCAATTTAGATTTTTCATCTTTAGCTTCAGTTGATAATGATTGGTAATCCATTATTAATTCACTATCAGGTGTTTTTAAATTACCACTATATTTTCCTCTGACTTTAGATAAAGCTTCTTTACAGTAAGCGATAAACCAACGTCTTACCCATTGTTGTGCGGGATTGTTTAAGTCAACCCAACTCATTTTTTCAAATGGTACATCAGATGGTAATTTAATAATATCGGGATTATCCGCTAAACATTTATCACGACCCCCTTGAGTTGTGTCATAGTAATGATACCATACACGACCTCTCATTAAAGTGGCGTTACCGAAGTCAAACTTACCACCAGGAGTGTTTAATAGGTTTATAGCTTTTTTACCACCCGGTAAAGCGGTAACAGTGTATGTTAAATCACCAGCAATAATACGTCTTTGTATATTAATCTCTTGCATTCTCAATAACATATCAAAAGCGGGCATCATAAAGTATGAACCTGAATAACCCATCTGTGAATAACCAGCGGGACCTCCTAAACCAGCACCACCTAACGCACCGAAAGTCCAAGGGTCAAATAATAGGTTATTTAATTCAGCGGGTGTAAACCATAATAGTTCATTAATTTCTCTATCAGCGGGAATTTCGTATGATTGTTGACCTTTAACTAATTGGATGTAATCTTTTTTTAATTCCCAATCACCACCAGCTTGTAATCCAACTATTTTGGAATAAGCATATGTATATCTTGTTTCATAATCCAAACTTTTTGTAATAAAAGCTCTAGACAATGACTGAGTATCTAAATTTAGATTATATAATGATGTCCATTGTGACTCAATTAACCAATCTTGAACATATTGAGAGTAGTCCCCAATTGAAAACTCTAAAAACGTATCCATTTGTTCATCAGTTAATTCAACTGAACGTAGGGGAGCACCTAATAAGTGTCTAACCTTTTTATACAAATCACTTCTTTCTGGTTCTGATATAATTCCCATAATATTTTTTATTATAAATATCCGGGAAAGAACATTTGTTTTATATTAACTTACACTGAAAGTTAAAAGAAATACCAATTGATTTAATTAAACTTTCAATTGGAAGTACAAAATTATTATTAATAACCTCAACATTTTTGTTTTCAAAAATAAAAACAACATTTTCACGATTAAAAATTAACAAATTTGTTTTATATGATTCAGCGTCACCAGTACCTAAAAAAGTGAAGTTATTTTCATTTAATTGGTACATAGAGTATGGTTTTATTTGGGCGGTTCGTTCATCACCATCTAATGTAATTAACGCGTCAATCTTATCGTATGCGTCAATTTTCATACCACTACCAGCGGTATTTTTACAGATTTCTCTCTGGAATGTTTCGTTGATTATTTTATTAGTCCTATCTTCAGTATCTTTACCCATTTCAGTAGTTCTTGTTGCCAAAGCTATTAAATCAGAAAAAGTTTTTGACCCAATCGAAAAAATTCTATTTGAGTAATGTCTGAGAAAAGAGAAATATCGTTTCATTTCCTCTAATCTTTCAGTATCATTTTTTTTATTATGAAATGAAAGTGGGGTGTAAGGTTTATCTTTAAACTCAATACTCATAACATAATTAATGTCATTTACTAACTTACAGAAGATACCATAATGGGTATTAAAGAAATTAAGTACAGACCTACCCTCAACACCACCAAAATTAAAAAACCCGGGCATTTCACCATCGTTATTACTTTCAACCCAATAATCACTAAAAATTTCTTTAATGATTGATGTCATTTCTTTTATGTAATAAACTTTTAATGGATTATACGTACTATTGAACTTACTAGTTGACCCAATTAACATAGGTCGATAAATAGTATTTGTTTCGTTGATAAATGAATAACTTTTAATTGATATCGCCATTTTTAAATAAAATTAGGGTACAAATATAATTAAAATTTTTAAATAAACAAATTTTTTACAATTCTTTGATTCTTTTCATAAATTCAACAACAACTTCAGACCTATCAATATTATCCCCCATCACAGTATCGATAACCATTTTCTTATTAGATAGAATGTCATAAATAATACCTTCTATTGTATTTTCAAAAATGGGGTAAAAAACTGATACCGAATTTTTTTGACCATATCTATAAGCTCTATCTTCAGCTTGTTGGTGGTCAGATGGAACAAATGAAAGGTCATTCATAATTACCGCCTCGCCTGCTGTTAATGTAAGACCAACTCCCGCGGCTTTTAAGTTTCCAACAAATACTTTTATCTTATCACTCTCTTGGAATTTATCAACCGCGTCTTGTCTTTTAGCTTTAGTACAAGTCCCATCTAAATAAACAGCTTCTTTACCAAAATGTTGATAAATTTTTTGTAAAGTGTCAGTAAAGTTAGTGAAGATTATCACCTTCTTATCTTGGTCAATAATATTTTGAGCTAACTCAATTGTTGAGTTTATTTTTTCTTGTGCAATAATCTGTCTAACGGCCATTAGTTTAGAGAAACTCACTGTAAGGGATGATGACTCATCTTTTTTAGCGTTATACCAATCCAAATATTCCCCAAGTAAATCTTCATATTCTTTTGATTTTAATCTCAAATAAATTGGGGTAATGATTTTATCAGGTAAATCAAGAATGTCGGTTTTTAATCGTCTTAAAAATTGTTTTGATGTTCTATCACGAAGTTCTTCCAAATTTGATGAACCAGCAACATTCCAAACTTTTTTACCTTTAATTTTAAATTGATAACCTTTACAATATCTTATAGCGTAAGCCATCCAATTTTGAGCAACTGGACTCTCAACTAATTGTAAAAGATTAAAATAGTTCATTGGTCTTGATGTCATTGGTGTTCCGGTTAGTAACCAAAGATATTTTATATTTTTAGAAAAACTATTAACCAATTTGGTTCTTGTAGCTTTAATATTTTGGATATAGTGTGCTTCATCGATAATGACTAAATCAAATTTAGCTTGGGTTATTAACGAATTTTCTTTATCTTCTAATGAATAGAAATTTTTTAATATATCATAATTTACAATAACAAAATCATCTTCTAATGAGAACTTTTTTCCTTCAGCAATAAACACACTTCTATTGGTGTATAAATTTACCTCTCGTTGCCAATTTATTTTTAAAGAAGCGGGACAAATTATTAAAATCTTTTTAGCCCCCGTTTCTAGAGCTGCGATAACAGTTGCGGTAGTTTTACCAAGACCCATATCATCGGCTAGAATAAATCTTCTCGATGCCGCCAATTTCTCAATTGCTTCTTTTTGGTGTGATAGTGGGGGTCTATGTTCATATTTGGTGTAATCGACATCAACTTTCTCAAGTTTAGGTGTTTTAATCAACGCACCTTTTGGTAACCAAAAATCATATAAATTTTCACTATTAAAGAATTTACCCCAAATGTGATAAGCTTTATCAGTTTCAACTAATAATTTCTCAACCCAAACTTCTTTTGGTGTTTCAGTAAATAATCTTTCATCTGCAACCTTTTGTCCAAAGTATACGTCAAGTTCAACCCATTTTTTGGCGACTTTTGGTGTTACATTATGATGATTAATAATATAATCACACTGAGCTCTAGTTGGTACATAATTTTTATTACTACTTAAACGATTTTTAAGATTAAGAATAAAATTATTTGCACCTTCGTAGGTTTCAAGAATTGTGATTGCTTTTTTTTCAGGGATATCAAAACTGATATTTATTTCATTATTGTCTAAAACTTCCATATGATAGTAAATAATAATAATAATAAAGATATTTATCAATATGTCAAGCAATATAGTACCAATTACAAGATTAGGAAAATTCTTCGGAGCGGAAGATTATGATTTGGATATATCAATGGGTGAAGAGTGGTTACATGGTGATATGAATTTTACTTTAGTTTTGTATCGTATTGATACATATAAAAGTATAACCGATAATGTATATGGGGAGGCGGTAACTGATGGAATAAAATTTTTACCCCCAGTTGAATTTAAAGGTTATGTTCAAATATTAGCTCCAGAAAATAGAAATGTTGGTAACTCTAGGATTGACCAATTTGAACCTGGTAATTTAAAGGTGGGTGTTTATCAACAACATTTAGATGAATTGGAGATTGATATAAATTTTGGTGATTATATTGGTTATTACGAAACTGAAACTCGTGTTAGATATTACACTGTAAATAATGATGGTAGGGTTGTATCAGATAATAAACATAACTATGGTGGAACAAAACCATATTATCGTTCAATTGTCGCATCACCTGTAGGACCAAATGAATTTAATGGATTATAAAAATGGCGTTACCAAAGAAAAAAATAATTAAACATATACCATTAACTGAAAGTAAAACTCTATTACCTAGAAGACAAGAACTAGTTGATAAAATTAATAGAGATGGTACGTATCTACCTAAATCACTTTTACACGCTGATTTGGATGGGGGAATGTTAGATTTTGTCAAAAACGAATTAAAAACAATTGTTGATGGTAAAGTTATAACAATGATTGATATATTAATTACCACTCAGAATTGGGCTCAATTTGCTCAATCTTGGGAAGTACAAAATTTAGATAAAAATGCTGAACCCCCATTTATTACGATAGTTAGAATTCCCGAAGTTAAATTTGGTTCAAACCCAGCTTTAGTTTACAATATTCCAAATAGAAGACAATATTTTTATGCTCAAGTTCCAACTTGGGATGGTCAAAGAAGTGGGATGGATATTTACAAAATACCTCAACCAGTTCCGGTTGATATTACATATCAAGTTAAAATTGTTTGTAATAGAATGAGAGAGTTAAATCAATTTAATAAAACCGTAATTGAAAAGTTTGCGTCAAGGCAGGCTTATCAAGTTATAAAAGGACATTATATTCCAATTGTACAAGGTAATATTAGTGATGAATCGGTGATGGATATTGAGAAGAGAAAATATTATGTTCAAAGTTATGAGTTTACAATGTTAGGGTTTTTAATAGATGAAGATGAATTTGAAGTTTCACCAGCAATATCTAGAGTATTACAAGTGGTTGAATTTGAAACTGACTCACCAAATAGAAAAAAGAAACTTTTACCAAAACCCCCAAGTACAACATTTAACGCTTTATTTGTTAGTGGTAACACTTCATTAACCCAAGTTTTTGATTATACAACTGACATTAAAATTGGGGAAATCTTTAATGTGGAATCTTTTGATGTGTATATTAATAATGAATATTATGGTAGTGATTTATCAAATATTCAAATCAATACAAATGACACTCTTAGAATTGATATTACTAAGACCGATATTAATTTGTATTCCACAATAGAGTTATTTAATTTACTTCTTTAGGATTCACCATAAATGTCTTTTTTGTCTTTACATTTTTCTAAAATCATTTTTTCTAAAAAGTGATAAATTTTTATCCCTCTTTTTTCACAATAAGCTTTTAGAACGTTGTGAACATCTTCAGAAATCTTTAAATTCTTTATTTTTTTCTCGTTATTCTCGTTATTTTCCATAGTATAAAAAAGGAAGAAAATATTCTACCTAATTTATAAATACTTTCTTTAAAGTAAAGTACTTTGGTTTTTTTTGTAATATTTATGAATAAATAAATAATTAAAACAAAAAAACAATAATGGCGACAAACAGTAAAGTATTCGTATCACCCGGTGTCTATACATCGGAAGTTGATTTGAGCTTTGTAGCACAAAGTGTTGGTGTAACTACTTTGGGTATTGTGGGTGAAACAGAAAAAGGTCCAGCCTTTGAACCTATCTTCATTACAAATTTTGATGAATTCTCAACATATTTTGGGGAAACGTCACCAGAAAAATTTGTGAACACACAAATACCTAAATATGAAGCGGCATATATAGCTAAATCTTATTTACAACAATCAAATCAATTATTTGTAACTAGAATCTTAGGGTTATCTGGTTATGACGCAGGTCCTTCTTGGTCAATTAGAACAGTAGCAAACGTTGACCCACTAACTATTAATAGATGGTGTGCTAGTTCATCAACTGTGAATTGTATAACAAATTGTGTAACATATTTAACAAGTGCATATACTGCAACATTTACAGGTTGTACTAGTAGTTCAAGTACAATTAAGTTAACTAATACAACAAATATTCCAACAGCATTGTCTGAAGATTTAACCACACAATATGAGTTATTTAATGGTTCAACATCAACTATGTCAGGTGATTTACAAACTCAAATATTTGAGGTTTTAGGAACTAATTCACTTTCAGCAACTTCAATTTATTACTTTGGTTCAACACCTCAAAATATTTACTCTGGTTTAACAGCTTATACTTCAGAAACAAACGTATTTAATGTTCCTGATGTTGACTTATCACAAACTGATTTAACTAATTCAGCTAATGACCCTTGGTATTACGCAACATTTGATAATAATAATGGAAACTATACAGGTTATTCATTCTATAATAGAATCTCAGCGATTACTCAAACATCAACTGTGTCAACTGCGGCATCGTTTTATTCATTTAAAGCTAGTTCATCTACAATATCAACAATAACAGGCGCTATAAATTACAATACTAAAACAATTAGTATTTGTTTACCATCAACTGCAACAACGGCTAACTACTCTGCGATGACTATCGTATTTAGTTCAACAACTAGTAATGTAACAGTTAATGGTGTTGCACAATCAGCAACAACAACAGGTGTTAATTTTAGTTCTTATGTTGCGGGTAGTCCAAGAACATATGTATTAACCGCAAGTGATGGTGTAACTACAAGTACATTTACGGTAAATGTTACGGTAAATGACCCTTGTGGTGTTTGTGTTAGTGGTGACACAGGTACAATGGATATGGGTACTACAATAAATTGTTATAGTGGAACTGTCGCAGGAACAGTATCATATTTTACTGGTACTTCATATACAAATTATGATGATTTAGTTGTTGCAACTATGCGTTCAAGAGGTTTAGCAACATATAGTTCAGGAAACGATGGTGCTTCATATGAAGTAACAGGATTAACTGATGTGTCTATGGTATGTACTGGTGGTTATTCAGGTGTTCTTAAAAATCCTTTCTCAACGTTTGGTATTAGTGCTACAACATATGGGGGTACTAATCTATTCTTTGAAACTTCATTATCAACATCTGATTCAAAATACATATCTAAAGTACTTGGTATGTCTAATTTTGGAAAAGATAAGACAGCGGTTCCATTGTTTGTTGAGGAAACGTTCCCAACATTATTAACTTATGGATATCGTAAAGGATATATTAGAGGTTTAAATTGTAATTTAATCGCTTTACCTGATGCTAGACAAGGAGTTGATACAAGTTCAATTGCTAATTACCTTGAACAATACCAATCTCCAACATCACCTTGGGTGGTTTCAGAATTACGTGGTAATAAAGTATACAACTTATTCAAGTTCACAACTATCTCTGATGGTAATTCAGCTAACTATGAAGTAAAAATTTCAATTGTTAATATTTCATTTGGAAATGGAACATTTGATATTTTGGTAAGAGATTTCTATGATACTGATAATAATCCGATTGTTCTTGAGAAATTTACTAATTGTAATATGAATCCAAGTGACAATGGTTATGTAGGTAAAAAAGTAGGTACATCTGATGGTGAATATCAATTAAATTCAAAATATGTAATGATTGAATTAAATGAGGAAGCACCAGTTGATGCTTTACCTTGTGGTTTCTATGGTTACACAACAAGACAATATGGTAGTTCTCGTTCACCATTTACAATTATTAAATCTAAATATGATTATCCGGGTGAAGTAATTTATAACCCACCATTTGGATTATCAACGGGTGCTGATAACGCAACTAAGAGTAATGGTGATAATGTAAGAAGAACTTATTTAGGTATTTCAGATACTATTGGTATTGATAGTGATGTATACACTTATAAAGGTAAACAATTACCACTTAACATTTGTACTGATACAACTGGTGATGATTGGGCTTATAGAACAAGAGGTTTCCATATGGATATTAATGCTAGTGCTATAACAATACCAAGTACATTTATTACAAGTGGACAATCAGCGTTTTATGTTGGTGCTGCGGAATTTACTTCTGACCCACAAAGTGAAGCTAACCCTTATTATAGATTATATGCTAGAAAATTCTCTTTCCTATGTGCTGGTGGATTTGATGGTTGGGATATCTATAGAGAGTATAGAACAAATGCTGATAGATTTGTATTAGGTAGAAGTGGTTACTTGAATGGTTCTTGTCCATCTATTAAATACCCTACTGCAACTGGTTGGGGGGCGTTTAAACAAATCACAGTTGGTGATAATACTCAAGATTGGGCTAATACCGATTACTATGCTTACCTATTAGGTATGTTAACATTCTCAAATCCTGAAGCTGTAAATATTAACGTATTTGTAACACCAGGTATTGATTATGTAAATAATTCAGATTTAGTTGGTCAAGCAGTTGAGATGATTGAGTACAATAGAGCGGATTCACTTTATATTACTACAACACCTGACTACCAAATGTTTACACCATCTTTGGGTACACCAAGTGACTTGATTTATCCACAAGAAGCGGTTGACAATTTGGAAACAGCGGGTATTGACTCAAACTACACAGCAACTTACTATCCTTGGATATTAGTTAGAGATACAGTTAATAACACACAAATTTATCTTCCACCAACAGGTGAGGTAGCTAAAAACTTGGCGTTGACTGATAACATCGCATTCCCTTGGTTCGCAGCAGCGGGTTATACAAGAGGTATTGTAAATTCAGTTAAAGCACGTAAGAAGTTAACACAAGAAGATAGAGATACATTGTACAATGGTAGAATTAACCCTATCGCAACATTCTCTGATGTCGGTACTGTAATTTGGGGTAATAAAACACTACAAGTTAAACAATCAGCATTAGATAGAATTAATGTAAGAAGATTGTTACTACAAGCTCGTAAGTTGATTTCAGCAGTATCTGTTAGATTATTGTTTGAACAAAACGACCAAAAAGTAAGACAAGATTTCTTAGATGCGGTTAATCCAATTTTGGATGCCATCAGAAGAGATAGAGGTTTATATGATTTCCGTGTAACAGTATCATCAGATACAGCTGACTTAGATAGAAACCAAATGACAGGTAAAATCTATATCAAACCAACACGTTCACTAGAATTCATAGATATAACATTCTATATTACTCCAACTGGAGCATCATTTGAGAATATCTAATTCTAATAAAATAGACAGGTCGGGCAACCGGCCTGTTTTTTATATTTAAGTTATGTTGAAGTATAAAATTAAAGAAGGAATAACAGATGAGGGTACCCCCGATATGAAGTATTACGCTTTTGATTGGGATGATAACATCTTGGAAATGCCAACAAAAATATTGGTCAAAGACGATGAAGGAAATGAAGTTGGGATGTCTACCGAAGATTTCGCTAAGTATCGTGGTGATTTGACTTCAGGTAATGAATTCGAATACAATGGACATACAATAGTAGGTTTTGGGAAAGACCCATTTAAATTTTTTAGAACTGAAGGTGATAAACAATTTTTAGTTGACTCATTTTTAGCTAAGAAAGGACCAGCTTGGGACGATTTTGTCGAAGCAATCAATAATGGTTCAATTTTTTCTATTGTTACAGCTAGGGGACATAATCCGGAAACATTAAAAAATGCAGTTTACAATTTTATTGTAAGTGATTTTGGTGGAATCTCTTCAAAGGAGTTAGTAAAGAATTTAGAAAAATATAGAGATATTGCTGATGATGAAAAAATTAGTAAAAAAGAAATGATTGACGAATATTTGGACTTGTGTAGATTTTATCCAGTAAGTTATGGGACTGGTGCGGAAACAAACCCAGAACAAGGTAAAATTGACGCATTAACGGAATTTGTGGATTATATTAAAAAAGTTTCAAAGTTCATTAATAAAAAAGCATTCTTAAAAAATAAAATCTCCAATAAGTTTACACCTACAATTGGTTTTAGTGATGATGATTTAAGAAATTTAGAAAAAGTTAAAGGACATTTTGAAAAAGACCCAGAAAATATTATTAAGACAATATCTACTTATGGAGGAAGAAAAAAACCTTATTAATAAATAAAAATAAAAACTATAATATTTATATATAAAGTGTTTAATGGGTTTTTCTAAACAACGATAATTTTTTTAGTGATGAAAGTAAATAGAAAAATTTTAAAACAATATTTATAAATAAAAAATAAACTGAAAATAATACAAAAACATGGCTGATTTATTAATGAAAATGCCGATACCTTACGAACCGAAGAGACAGAACAGGTTCATACTTCGTTTTCCATCTACATTAGGAATTAATGAATGGTTCGTTGAAAGTGCGTCAAGACCACATATAACAATTAATAGTACAGAAATCCAATTCTTAAATACATCAACTTATGTTGCTGGTCGTTTTACTTGGGGTACTCTTAATGTTAAATTCCGTGACCCAATTGGTCCATCAGCTTCTCAAGCTTTAATGGAGTGGGTTCGTTTATGTGCTGAGTCAGTAACAGGACGTATGGGTTACGCTGCTGGATATAAGAAAAATGTTGATTTAGAGATGTTAGACCCAACGGGAGTTGTTGTTGAAAAATGGATTTTAGAAGGGACTTGGTTACAAGATGTTAACTTTGATTCATTATCATATAGTCAAGATGCAATTGCTTCAATATCCGCGATTTTACGTCCAGACCGTTGTGTATTGATTTACTAATTTTTTACACACCCTTTACAACCAAATTATAAATCCATATATTTATTATTATATTAATAAGTGTATGGATTTTTCTTTTTTTCTAACTGACAATAAATCGGGGTATAAAACTAATGTCAAATGGTTTTCAAAAAATTATCCTGAAGAATATTCTAAAATTATAAAATATTCAAATAAATGTGGATTAGATTTAAATTTTAAAGA